CAAAACGCGATGAATATTATGTACCAATGGCACGCTATACAAGAGCAACGCCGCCCCGTCCACCTTATAAATACGCTTCAAAGCCTTCATTTGCTTCAATATCTATAAGCAACCCTTTTAATTCCGCGTATTGTGGCTGTTGCATAATACTAAGTAGCTTTAAATTATTGGCACTTTGTAAATCAAAACCACGTCCCGCCCCTGCCAAAATGGCTTGAGCGACTAAAGCCCCTACGGTTTGGCGTGGTTTATTAAGCCAGCAAGCGGGAAAACCCGCGTCCCACGGCATACAGTTATTTTCCATTTTGTTTTTGGTTTATGGTTTTCATGGTTTCACTAATATCGCGTAATGTTTTAACCACCTCCCCCGTGGTTTCATCCTTCTTGCCCCCGTTTAAATAGTTTGCTGTTTGTGTTAAAACAAAAGTAAACAGTACTAAAGCAACACTTTTAAGCCAATCGTAACGCCTATTATCGTTTTTGTCCGCTTTTTTTTCGTACTTTTCCGTTAATTCCGCTACATCTTTTTTAACGTTGTTTATTTCGTGGTGGAAATCGTTTTTTATAAGGGCTATGTCTTTGGCAATAGTGCCAAGTACGGTGCTAAAAGAGTCTAACTTCACGTTTAATTCTTTAATTTCAGGGTCTTGCATAGTATTAACGGGTATAATCTTTCAAACTTTTCGCCATTTCAATTAAACGGGGTTGGGGCGATACATCGCTTTTCCACGCGACATAAGAGTTATGGGTGTATATACCCGCCTCCCCTGCTATTGCCTTTTTACTTACCTCCCACATATCGTCATGACTATACGCCAACGGTATATCCCAACGCAACGCAACCAATAAAGTCCAATATTTAAGAGCTTTTATTTCGCCATCCGTGTACGCCTCGTAAAACGCCGAACCCTTATAGTTAAGGGGACACACTTTGGCGGTTGGGATTTTAACGTTACCAACCCAATTAAGGAAATCAGCTCCTTTTTTTTGCAAAGCACCCCAATTACATATCTCGACACCGACGGATTGCTGTTCCAGTTGCAAATAATTCGGCAACCTTAAGTCCCACGCCCCAATATGTACCGCCCAAAACCGCTCATCATACAAGCGGTGTACTTTACCCGCGTCATCAATCACTATTGGTGTGGCTACGTGGATACGTTGGTCACGCTGCCAGTCCAACGCCACGCCCGCCGCGTTATCGTTACCCGCCGTGTGATGCCATACGATTTGCTTTTTGTTACATGGTACGTTATGAAAGCCCGTAAAAGTAGGGATGCGTAATACGTTTAATAACTTGCCATACAAGCACTCCCAACTAATAAGCCCAAAAATACCATCCGCTTCGATTTTGCAGGCTGTTTGAAATTCTTTTATACTGCTAAATCCCGCTTCCTTAAGCAAGTTACGCAATAAATTTGCACGTTTACCCGTGGTTTGTTCCGTTATCGTGTTCATGTTGGTATATTTAAAGGCTCCCTAAAACTTAAAATGTTTTCTATTTCATAGTCTGCCAAAATTTCAAAATCAGGCTTTTTTATGTACCATAAATTTTGCCCGTATGCTTTGTTAGGCTTATCCCAACTTTGCGAACCCTTACCGTCTGGTAAATTTAACCCTAAATTTATTTGTTGTATAGCAAGTAAACAAGCCGTTTCACTATAATAAACTAAGTACATACTACAAACCGTGAAAAGTTGCTAAATAATTATAAAATTCCGTTTTTTTTGTGCTATTTAAAACAGCATTAAAACAAATTATATCTTTAATTCGCCCGTTACAACCCGCTAAACCGCCAACGCCCCCCGTGCCACCAATATACATGATATGGTCGGTGTAAGTTTCTGGCACGTGTTCGCCCGAAATAACTTTGGGGGTCGCTAAAGGTGAAAAATTAGTACTTGGACTATTGTTTATACGCGTGTTGGGTGGGGCTGCAAAAAGATTAGCACTGCCAACGTTGCCACTGTATAGCGTATCGTAAGCCCCAAACTCGGCGTGTATCATAAAAAATGTCCTATAGTCCGTAAAAGTTGCTCCATCTTCGCAGTCGGCAACTACCCACACCTCGAGGGGTACAAAACCAACCGCCCCCAATGTTAAAAGGTCATCCGTTTCAAAGAAAACGCCGTCTTCGTCATACAACGGTTGTTTTGAAGTTAAAATTTGTGAAACCGTTTTATCGCTTATTGGGTCTTCGTAATCTACAACGTAAAGGTTTCCCCCATCATTTCGCAAATTAAAGCCTTGCGTATCTTTTGAATTGAAACGGTATTGCACGAATGCCCGTAAATCTTCGGGCATTCCGTAGTAAGGGTCAAAAGCTACACCGTTTTTTATATTAAAGCCAAAGAAATGTCGCATAACCTTACACCGTTGGTAATTCAAAAATATTTCCACTAATCGCCCAACCACCATACTGTCGGCTCATGCTAAGTATTACGTATGAGTTTAGGGTGGCGGGGAGTTGGATTTGAAAGTTAGACGCCGATGTTACGTTGGTAACTGGCAAAACATCTTTAAATCCTTGCGATATTAAAAAATTACCCGTTTCGCTAATCAATCGCAATTTATAACCGTTTGGGTTATAAATAAACAACTGTAAATAATCGCCATCTATTGCAGCCACGCCATCAATAAGGGTACTGTCCTTAATATTAAACGTTGTGTCGCCTTCCATATTATCAAACGTAAAGAAAACCGAACGGGTGTATGTGTTTAAAACCGTACCCGATACGTCCGCTTGTAAATAGGCGGTACGAAAATATTCGTTTCGGCGGTTTATTATATCTAAAAACATTTGCCCAATACGGAGGGCTGTGTTTTTTTTAGATAAAAACTCGTTTTTTATTATGTTGGCGGCTGCTATTAATTGGGCTAAAGTCATTTTTTTAGTAAATTTTAAGGTTTAATCCTATCCCCTATGTACCCCGAGAGGCATATCGGTTCACCTTTGGGGTTCATTCCGCAAAACTGGAAGTACTTGCCGTCCGTGCTACCTATTGGGGCGTTCGTTTCGTAGCCGTAAAACCATTGTTCCGTATTAAATACCACGCCCGCGGGGTCAATGTATTCGCCAATGGCGTAACGGTCTAACTCGTTAAACCTATTAAAACGCATGGTTACCACAGGGGATACGATACGTAACAACCCATTTTCATAATACAGTTGGCAATCGCCATCGTACACGACCGAACGGTTATATTCAACCGCGTAAAGTTTAGTAGTAATGGGAGCCACGGCTGGCTCAACCTGTTCGACGCTGCTATTGGTACACCCAAAAAGGGCAAACACCAATAAAATAAAAAAACAAACTTTTTTCATATATAAAACAATTTAGTTTTTACGCCACCAAGTTTTTTTATTTGTATGCTCGCTATATTTGCCCGTACTAACACCGCCCAACTTGGAATAATTAGTGTTTACCTCGTGGGTATTGCACGTTTCATCGGTTACGTATAGCGATTTATTTAATGAAATATACTTTTTTACTTCCTTAAGGTAATACGTACCTAAATCACGTTTCTTAGTACTGGCACGTACCAAAGCCTTATCCTCGGGGCGTTCGGAAAGGTCGCTTTCTTTCCATCGTTGCCCATATTCCGTTATATGTATGCCGTACGGTGTATCCAGTAAATACGCCATCGCAAAATACGCCAACGCCAATTTTAAGCCCTTAAATTTTTTAACCACGCCGTTTTCATCCGTATAGTTACGTCCATTTAAAAGGTCTATATATTTTTGCAATCCCGTGTTTGCCACTAAATCATAGTATAGCTTATCGCCGAGGGCAGACGCTATTTCCATAATTTCGGCTTCTTCTATCGCCCTTTCAACGTTTTCGTCTACAGCTTCGGCTATTTCACTAAACACACTACGTAAATATTCCGCATCTATTAAAGACATATTTTTAAAAGTTAGTGGGTTGCACCGTAACACCCGTCCACTTAAGCGGTTCTATACTAAAATCGCCCGTGGTGTTTATAGGGTGTTTAAAAAGGCTAAAAACAATTTTAAAGGCTTCTTCAATAGTATAGCGTTCCGCTTCCGTGTCGCTACTATACATTTCGTAAGCATTTTTCATAACCGAATCGTTTGCCAGCCCCGCCGACATCTCCTCGCCCACCAACACGGGCGGTATGCAAAACAACTCCCTTATACTATTTTTAACCCTTTCACTTATGTTTAAGTACTTATCGTGGCTATTGGAAACGTCAAGGTTTTTGAAATATTCAAAACCCAACTCGGCATTATCTACCATTACCATACGCGAGCCGTTTGCACCCTGAAAGCCCCGTAATTGTTGGGCTTTACGTTCCCACGGGCTTAAGCCTTCGGGGTCATCGGGGTCGGGCTTTGTACTTAACTCCGTAGGGTGGTAATATACTTTAGTCGCACTAAAATCATCCGTAGCCGTACGTAAATCGTAACGCTTTATTTCCGCATCCGTAAGTATATCATCCAACACGCTATCGTAAATAGCCTCGGGGTATTTATAAAGTGGTACGGGGGAAACGTAAAGAATTTGACCCTTCCACTTGGACCAACCGCCTGCCCGTTCCACCTGCTTTTTTATAACATCGGGGTTGGGGTTAAACTTATCGTAATACTTTATATTTAAGTTGTTTTTGTTTTTATACAACTTCCTGTCCCAGTCATCATATACGGCGTGTTTAACAACTTGGTTTTCGTAATCGGGCAGTCCATTGCGTACCCATTCGAAATCCACGTTTAATACTTCCACAACCTTAAAGTTTGCATTATAACGTATAAGCCAAACAAAAGAATCGAAATGCGAAAACGATTCTTTAACTAATTGCCGTAAAAGTTGGTCAGCCGTTTGCCCCAACCTGTTTACTTTTGCTTTGTAAAAAACCTTATCACGAAACCCACGCCCAACGATAAAACGCGAACGGGTGCGTAGACACCTCATCGCGTTGCTTGATGCCTTTGCGTATTCTTTTACCCGTTGTGGGTAGGCATTATCCAAATCATAGTTTGTTATATCCTCCACTAAGTTGCGGGGGGTAACAATTCTATAATCTATATTGCTTTGTGGCAAAAAATAAATCATCGGGCGTGGGTTTTAAAAATAAAATTACTTTTTTTTGCGGGTAGGCTATTCGCTTTTTTCCGTATTAGTGTCCCCGCCAGTTTCCTCGGACGTTGGTTGTATAGGCTCTTCGGGTTTAGTTGCCACGGTTTCATCCTTTTTAACCGTTTTTGCACCCGTTGCATCCTTTTTAACCGTTTTTTTAGTTGCTTCCTTTGTCAACTCCGCTTCCAATTCCGCGGGCGTATCAGGGTAGCCAACAAATAACACTATTTTTTTAGGATACTTTTTCAAGTAGTTTTCAGCTATTTCGTCCGTAATATTTTTATTGGTGTACACCGTTCCTTCGCCGAAAAACTGTATTTCTTTGCCTTCCTTAAGGATGTATTTTTTTTGGTTGCTTGACATAATAGTATCGATTTGGGGTTTATAATTATTTTTTAGGTAAACTAAAGCCGAATATATATTTTGTGGGCATGTATTACAAATTTTTTCGCCAAAAAGTAACTCGTAGTACCATAGCAAATCCACGCAAACAGCCCGCAAGTTGTCGTCATACACGATATTGCGTATTGTGTGTGTGGAAAACAGCGAAACAATTCGTTCCGCTGTTTCTTCGTTCGCATACCCTGCCACGGCTTAAGGTGTTACGGTTACCGCGTATGTTTTTTGGGCTGTATTAACCCCGTCCGTTGCTTGTATCGTAAACAATCGGGTTTGAGCCGTGGTAGCTGTACCCGATATAAGCCCCGATGAGCTGTTTAGGGTTAAGCCCGTGGGAAGTGTACCCGATGAAACCGACCAAGTAACCGTCCCCGCAATGCCCGTTTCGCTTAAAGTTTGGCTATATGGAGCACCGACGGCGGTGTTTGGCAAACTGGCGGGCGTTATAAACGCCTCCGCGTAAATAAGTGCCTCCAACGCTGCCAAAGTAGCTGCCCCATCGCCACCAATTAGCAACGTCGCGGGCTTATACGGCTCTTGGAAAGCGTCATCGCTACCAAACGTAATTGGTTTGGCTCGGCGTGTTTCGCCAACCGTTGGCGTATAGGTGTACTCCTTGACGATAAGTCCTTGGTAATACCCCCAAACCTCGAATGTTAAATCGTTGTTACGTGTAACAAATACCCAATCATCTTCTTTCACAAGTTCCAACGCCCAAGTCGTACCGACATCGTATTTTTGGATAACCAATTTGACTTGGTGTAACTCTTGGGTGTAACTACCCACACGGCTCATCGTTGCATCGGGTGCAACTGTTTTTTTACGCCCCAAAATGTAATAACCAACCGCCCCCGCTTTTAAAGCCCAAGCCCCCAATTTTAACGGGTTGTTTGGGTCGGAACCAGCGGCAATGGCATCACGGTCTAAGTCGCTTTTTCTAAACAAATACACTTTGTCTTCAACGCCGAACACGTCCACATCGCAATTTTTACCGAAGTTTTTATTCGGATTAGCACACAAAATATCCATTTTTATATAAAAATTTAAAAGCCAAAAAAAAAAGTAAAGCCAGCCTTAAAACTGGCTTTACACTTAGTAAGCTATTACGCCCAAATAATCCAAAGCAACTTTGGCATCCAAATCATAAGCACCGCGTATCGTATTTAGTTTTGTTGAAACTAAATATTCAGCTTCAAATTCCCCCAACGCTGCCATCGAGTCGACACCAAGTTGGGTGTTTTCTTGCGTAGTGAACAAAGCACGGTGAGGCAAGTGCCATTTAGTACCGTTATCGAAGTCAGCACGAATAACGTCGTCCCACATATTGTACTCTACCACTTCGTAACCTTGGTACGCCAATACCTTACGCCCATCGGTAAGTTCTATAAACGATTCCGATACGGGTTGCTCCGAACGCCACGCTTGATAATTACGGTACAGGCTACTTGTAAGCAAAAAATGTGGCTTTTGGCTTTTACCAAAAATACGGGCATCGGCTTTTAAAATCATTTCCTTCATGATGTTTTTAGCCAAGTCCGTAGCCAAAGTGTCTTGAGCGACATAGTTTGCTCCCGCGTTTGCCGCAATGGTAACACGTTGTTTAGTGTTAGCGGTGGCAATGGCAAACCATTGTTTGAAAAGCCCGTCGATTTGGTCGTAGTTAGGGATATCGGCTGCCAACTTAAGCGTACCACCCGAACCCACGTCGTCAATGTTCTTATCGGCAAACCATGCAATACGTTGCATATCGTGAGCCGAACCCACCTGCAAAGTTTCTATAATAAAATCATACGCATCGCCAACGGTTAAGTTAGCTTTTGCCACGCCAGCCCTTGCAAGGTCAGACCATTCGAAAAACGTTTCCTCCAAATCCTTGTAACATTGTTGCACAAGGATTTCGATTTCGGTAGGCAACCAAAACTTTTCCCTTGTTTTTACTTTTTGCGATGTAGGTGTAAGCGTTCCACAAGCTTGCGATTTTTGGCTTATTTTATACAATCGCTCAAAGTAACCTATTTGAGTTTTCATCGTAATGCCTTGCACTACCTTGAAAACTTTAGCCACATCGGGCAAAACCAATGCGTCGTCGATAATACACTCGACAATACTTCTAACTTCCTTTCCGTTAAATGCCAAGTTTATTTGGTTTAACGCTTTTTTTAGTACCGACATAGTTTTTATTTAGTTTTAATAATGAAACAATTTTTAAAAATGCGTGTGGTAAATATAAAAGTTATTTACCCCCGTTTTTTTTAGCCAGCCTTTCCGCTTTTCGGCGTGCCAGTACTTCGGCAACGCTTTCCGCGTCTTCGTCCACTTGCTTTTTATCGGCACGGTTAAGGATTTGCACCTCCCTTGCTGGTAAACTATTCGGCATACACTCCACTTCCGACGCCAGTGCCAAAGCTTCCGCTTTTATTTCTTCGTTTTCAGCGTTTAACGCTTCGTTTTTAGTCTTTTCATCGTTGTACTTGGCAGCGTTTTCAGCCAATATGGCTTCCAATTTGGATTTATCTTCGTCCGACATGTCCGCGTTCAGCCCCAAAGCCTTTACAAGTGGGTACGGTTCGGCGTTTTCGTTGGGTACAACTTTACCATCTTTTACGGTAATGACTTGACCGTCCGCCAGTGTGTACACGTTATCGGGTACTTCGCTTCCGTCCGCCATTGTTACCCCGTCCCCATCGCTTATAACATCGCCAGTCGTTGCAAACTTAAGCATACGCCCATCATCCAACGCCCTTTCCATGTTAAGGGCAGACTTTCCGCCGCCCAAAAAGCCTTTTATTTTTTGCCCTGCTTTTTTTAAAGCCTCAAGCACTTCGTTTTTTGTGGTTGCCATTTGGTTAAAGTTTAGAATTATATGTAATTTTTAAAGAATTTGCTTCTTCAATAAGTTTGCGGGCTGGTATGTTTATTTTTATAAACTTTACGGGCGTGTCTTTTATTTTGCTTACACCCGCTGCCCAATCGTGATGCCCATCAATAAGGTAACCGTCCTTTGATAGTATGTAGGTACGTTCACGCCACCCGTTACCACCTATTTTTTCGTACACCTTAAGCCAGTTTAATTCTTTTTGGGCAGGCTTAAAAGTTTTTATAGGTGCTTCACCCGTGGTAATAATACCCTCCCCGTGTTTTGCCGTAAGGTAATCAAAAAAATGCTTTTCATATTGGGGGTCTATTTGCGGCATCTCCTTGCGTAAATACCCTAAACTGTTTTGCAGGGCTTTAACTATGTACGGGTTTTGTTCTATGCTTGCAACCAACCCCCACTCCGCCTCGTGTACCGTTGCCACTATATCGTCCACATAGTTACGGAAAAGCAAATAGGCATCATCATCCACAACGCCCGCGGTAATGTTTGGCAATACTTCGATAGCAAAACACCAATGCACACACTCATCGGGTGTAAGTGTTGTTTCGTTTGCCAGCATTTCGTCCACCGTTTCAACATCCAAATCCGTTTCGTTTAAGTAAAGACCTTTGATTTGGTTGGTGCTTACTTCCATTGCCACGGCTTTTTCCCTTAACTCCTTTGCATTACCACCCGTTTCCGTCCAAGCCTCGTGTATCATGTACTCCGTTTCTTCGGTTACAAAGCGGTTTTCGTACGGGGCTGCCAAGTGTATAATTGTGGCGGCGGATTTACAGCTTGCCAAAGCATACGTTCTAACCGCCAACCCGCATTCCGTTTGCAATAACTCTAAAAAATAATATATTTTCCACGCTGTTATCGCATAACCCCCAATGCTGTCGATATAAATATCCAATTCCGTACACCCGTCAGGTATTGCATCGGCTAACATTTTTTCATTATAGCCATTATCTCCACCTATAAGCCCGTTGATTAAAATACTTGCTTTCATATACTTGTAAAATAAAAAAAAATATATACATTTGCTTTAAATGTACCCCCAATTTATTTTTATGAGCTTAAAAATAAGGTTAAACAAAGCAAAAAAAACAACCTTAACCCAACGTTCAAAAGAGTTAGGTTATAGGGGGTTGAGTACATATTTGCGGGATTTGGGCGAGTTGGATGCCAAGTACGGTTTATTGAAGGAAAAAGGTGTTATACAACATCCCACGCAAAACTAACATAGTGTTTCCATGTTTATTATTTTAAATAGTTAAGTACACTAAAAAAGGTATATTTTTTGAATATACCTTTTTTGCTTTTTTATGGTAACCTACCTATATCGTTTAACGTGGCGTAATCCTGTTGTGCCAAATTTATGTCTTGTACGGCAACCTGCACGGCTGGCATTTTAACGTCCACAGTATTTTGAATGTTTAACCCATCCACTGCCCCCGTGGCAAAGTTTGGCAATATACCACCGTCAGCAAATTTACGCCTATCCGAGTTTATGGCTTTAAGTAGGTTTATATGCTTTGCCGTCGACTCTTTGTTTACTATAAATTCTTTTCCCTCGGCTTCCACAAAACCCCCATTACGTAAACGTATGGGTATGCCACCCGCGGCGTGACTTGGACCAACTAACAAACCGCCATCGGCAAATTTTTGGCTGGCTACTTTATAGACCGCCCCCGCGGTACGTACACCCGCGGCGATTGATTTTGCCGTACGTATAGTAGTGGCAGCGGGTTCGGGGTACACGGAGTTAGCTTTTGCAATACCTTGTATTTCGGCGATACCGTTCTGTATTATTTCCGCAATGGTAAAACCCTTTTTCAATTCAAAAATGGTACGGGCTAAATCTTCATCCCCCGCTGCCACGGTTTGCAACGTATCAAAAATAGCGTTGGCGGCATCGATACGGGCGGACGCCATTGCGTTTTCGGAATCGGTTTTCCTTTTATCGTTTGCCAGTTTTAATTTGGTTATGCGGTCGTCGCTTTCCCTGTTAATCCTTTCTATTTGCTCCGCCGTCAACCCCCTTTGTGCTAACAAAGTGGCACGCCTATTTTCTTCATACGCTACCTCCAACGCCAACCGCTCATCGTATTGTATTTGTTCCCGTGCCAATTCGCTTTCCAACTTTGCAGCTTCTTCTTCCAACCCTAACTCATATTTTTCCTGTACCAATTCCGCATCCGCCAAAGCCCTTTCTTCCCTTATAGCACGTCTTTCCGCTTCTGCATTTTCATCGTTTTGCACTTGCAAAAGTTTTAAGGCTTCTTCGGCTGCATTTATTTCCTCCTGCTTTGCCAGTTTTTCCGATGCCGTTAATTCTTGATTTTGCAATTCCCTTTGGCGTTGGGCTAATAAGTTGGCAGCCTGTCGGATGTTTTGTTGGTTGGTAAATTCGGTTTCTAACTGTTCTTTTTGTAGGTAGAATTTAACATCTATTTCACTAAGTTCATCAAACCTTTGTTTTGCAGCCTTTTTTTCTTGCTCGTAGTTAAACGCCAGCAAAGCCAAACGGGCTTGAAACTGTTCCTCCGTACCCGCCGTGGTGGCTAACAATTCGTTTTCAAGCCCCAACTTTAAATCGTTTAACTTTGCTTCTTCCGTTTCCTTGCGTTTTTCGTTTGCTTTGTCCGTTGCCTCCTTAACCGCCGCCGCTTGTTTTTCGTTAAAGTCTTTTTTTAAGCCAAGTATTTCGTTTTCCGCAATAAGTGTTAATTCCTTTTGCTTAAGGGCGTTACCACTGCCCTCTGCAACTTTGCCCGCCAGTATTTCGCGTTCTAAACTTAGCTTTGAAATGTTTTGCAGGGTGGTTGCTATTTCGTTTTCTAATTCCCTTTGCTTTACAAGTAACTCGTTTTGTTTGCCGATACTTTCCTTTTGTATTTCCAACACCTTAACCCGTTGCTCCGCTATTGCCGTGGCTTGTTCCTCGGTAGCGTTGCCATCACCTAATAACTTGGTTTGTTCCTCCAAGTTTTTAAGTTTCCTTTGCTCCAAATCCAATGTTTTGTTTAACCCGCTTAACTCTATTTGGTTGCTTTTTTGGTTGGCGGCTATACGTTCATCGAGGCTTTTATTGGTGTCTTCAACTATTAACTTTAGTGCCTCCTGTTCTTTTTGGTTTTTGGCGTTTTCAACCGTCAACTCCCTTTGTGCTTTGGTTATATTTCTGTATTCCTTATCCAATGCCGCCGCCGCTTTAGCATTTTTTTCTAACTCCCCCTTACTACCCGTGAACACACTGGTTAAATCAGACCACGCATCGGCAAGCCGTAACGCCCCGTCTATAATGGGTTCTAATATACCCAAAATAAAATTAAAGACTGGTTTAACCGCGTCGAATAAAGCGTTAAATATAGCCCCCAACCTTGCGGTTATTTGCCCAAACTTGCCAGCCCCTTCTTCCGTTTCCTTAAACCTATTAAATAGCTCCTTTATACCGTTTACCAATAGCACCACGCCAGCCACTAAGATAAGAAACGGGTTGGTGGATAGGGTTTTGAAAAAGTTGCCCGTGGCTTCTTTGGCATCGGCAACGTTTACACCAAATAAGGAAAAACTTTTGGCATAGTTTTTGACGCCTTCGCTGGCTTTTTCGGCTTCTTCTTGTTGTTTTTTTTGCGTGGCAATGGCGGCAATTAGTTCTTTGTTAGCTTCCTTAATTGCATCGCCATACAGCCCGACCGATGTTTTGCCGTTTTTGACACCAAGGTCGTAATCTATAAGTGCTTGTTTTAGTTTAGCCAGCTCATCGGCTTGTTTTTTATATTCTTCCGTGGTTTGTATAGTGCCATCT